ACAGGTATCGCAGATTTTTTCGGATATGCCTCGCCCACAACACGCTAGAGGCATATTTCGAAACTAATTTTGCGTTGCTGCAACATCATAAATATTCATTAACCGAGATTGAGAATATGATACCTTGGGAACGTGACATTTATGTATCATTATTAGTAGCTTACATTAAAGAAGAACAAGAGAGAAGGAAAAGAAATAGTCAATGAGTACACAGAATAAAGAAACAGGTTTTAATACTAAGTGGAGGCCAGCTATGGGTTGGTTATATCTGGCCGTATGTGCTTTTGATTTTGTTATATTTCCTATACTATGGAATTTCGCTCAAGCGACATATTTAAAGACAGTTGTGTTTACACAATGGAACCCATTAACATTACAAGGTGCTGGTTTCTTTCATATTGCAATGGGTGCTGTATTAGGTGTAACAGCATATGGTAGAACACAAGAAAAGATTGAAGATAAAAAAATAGTAGCAAACAAAATAAAAATTAATTTAGACGAAGAACAAATAGGGTAATAAATGGACGAAATTAAAAAAGACCAATTAAAACCTTACGTTGTATTAGGTACTGGTTCTCTTAATAGAATGGAAAAGTCTTTTGATAAATTAGCAAAACAAAATTCAAAATTTTATAATCAATTAGATAACGTTGAAGATGATGCCGATAAAATAAGACAAAAATTTGAACAATTAACTTCACTTAAACAAGTCAGTGAAAAAAGTGGAAGAGCATTAGGTTCACAAGAAGTGAAAGGTTTAATGGAAACAATTGGTTCTACTGTCACGACTTTAACACAAGATATAGAAAAAACAATAATAAAGTCTATGGGTCCTGTAGATATTCAGTTAAAACAAACTTTAGATTTATTAGCATCACCTAACGAAGATGCACAAGACGAAGCACTTGATAGAATAGAAGATTTACAAAAAGCTTTTGGCACTGATTTTGATAAAATTGCTGAAGCAATGGGTGCTAATACAAAAGATTTAATAGCTGCAAGACGATTTCAAAAAGAACAAAATGACAAGAAATCTCAATTACAAGATAGAATAGTCCAAGAAAGAATACAAGTAAGAGATGAATTAAGAGAAAGAGGTATTAATACAATATTAGATAAAAAAACAAATACATTAAAAGTTCAAACTTTACAACAAGAAAAACAAACTAAACAACAAATTTATAAAGATGAAGAAAAGTTAATTCAACAAACAAAAGAAAATAATAGAGTAATAAAAGAATTAAGAAGTAAAGAAACATTTGATAAAGGTGATGAACAAAAAATACTTAACCTTAAAATTAAAGAAGAAGCTACAAGAAAAGATTTAGAACAAAGAAAAGAAGAAGCTAATATACAACCAAAACAAAAATCGGAGGGTTTCTTTGCACAAACCTTTGGTGCTGCTATAGATGCAGCAAAAAATACTTTTGGTGAATTAAAAGATATGGGAGGTTCATTATTAAAAGGTTTTAAAAACTTACCTGGCGCTATAGGTGGTTTTGCAAAAGGTTTAGGTAGAGCTGCTATGTCATTAGGTATTTTTATTTTAAAGGGACTTTTAATTGGTGTTGTAATAGGTGTTGTTATATATGCAATATATAAACTTTATCAAGCATTTAAGAAAGCTAAAGATTTTGTTTCAAATCTTTTTAGTTTTGGTAAAAAGAAAAATGACCCTAATGACCCTAATGTTAAAGACCCTTTATCTGATACATCAGGCGGTGCTAGTGATAGTATGGGTGAGGCCAGAGGTGATACTTATAATGATAATAGAAGTTCAACTGCTTCATCAACAGCAGGTAATATAAAAAATACAACATCAATTGAAAATGAAGCAACAGATGCTAATAAACAAACTGCTTTAGGCGAGGCATTTCAACAAAAGTTTCCTAATATAAAACCATTGCCTAGACAACCTATAAATGTAAATAAAATGAGTTCCGATATGGCTGCTGAAAAAGAATCTAAAGCAAATAATCTTGTAGTAGCACCACAAACAAGTAGTAATGTTACAAATAATAATACAACAACGTCTGTAACTATGTTACCTACAAATCCTGACCGTTCTTTTATTAATTTAAATTCAGTGCCGATTTAAACAGTGGCCATTTCTGGCCACCGTCAAAGTTATGAGTAAAGAGAGAGATTACTCGTCATCCGCCAATTTACTAAAGTAAGATAACGTATCGTCATCATCACTAGCGGCTGGAGTAGTTTTACCATTACTTTTTACTGCACCATTTGTCTTAGCCGATGGGAGATCAGCAGATTCAATAGTAGCAGCATTTCTAGTTCCCGTAATTACCCTATTCAGTTTCTCTTTGAGTTCATCATAGGATTTAAAATTAGTAGGGGCCAAGAAAGGTGTAAGAGCATATTGTTTAGACCATATTGCTTTGATTTTTTCATCAGTATCAGCAATAGGAGCAACAGGCTCAAATTCAGACTTGTCGTAGTTCCAATAACCATCTACTTTTCTAATTTTTAGTTTAAAGTTTGCACCTTTCCAAAAATCAAATGGGTTAATGGCCGCTTCATCTTCAAATGCTGGCTGCATTGCTTCAGTAATCTTATCAAATATTTTTTTACCAAATTTGAATATGAATACTTTGCCTTCATTTTCAGGATGTTTAGGATCACTTACAACCATTATATTAGAGAAGTAAGATAATTTTCTTTTTCTTTTTCTTGCTATCTCTTTATCAGATTCAACGCCTGTGTTCCATAATCGTGTATTATCTTCACTGACAGGATCTTTTTGATTTAGTGTTGTTAATGAGTTTTCAATATACCAACCACCTTTATCTTGGAATGCGTGTGACCAAACTCGTACCCACGGCATTTCTTCTTTTTCGGTTGCTGGTAAAAAACGAAGTACGGCATAACCACTACCAGTTTTATCTAGTTCAGGTTTCCATATTCTGTCGTCTGCGTATTTGTCTTTTGATTTATTAATATCCTCAGGATTGAGGTTAGCTTCTAGTGCTTTGGTAAGTTTATCAAAGTTAGAATGACTAGTTTTTAATGTATTAAAGTCCATTGTATTTTCTCCTTATTATTGTATTTGTGTTAGCTATATAATCGCTATCATTATTATTTATATGACTTTTTGTTCTTAGTTGCCCATTCCTTAACTGTCATACCTTTAAGTTTGGGTGTTCTTGCTTTTTCTCTTAAATTATTCAAACCTTTAATTAAATAATCTAATATTCTAATGTACATATTATTAATATATCACAACCCTAGTTCTTTGTCAAGCTGTGCAAAACTCATATATTTAATATTTGGTAAGCCGTGCCATTCTGATATACTCACGTTTGTTTTATTACGACCATCATTAAATTCATTTACTTTTATAAACTCTATATTAGGATTCCATATTAATAATGTTTTCCATTGATCTAACCAGTTAATACATGGTGTTTCAGAATTTTCAGGAATTACGTAATGTTTTGTACCAGCATATAAATTGTTTACTAAATCATTGTTACTATATAAATCATGGCCTATCATATATATTTTATTAGGTATTTCTTTTTTACATGCAATATAACCAGAAGTAGGACCCGCTGCCCAGCCGTGGTCTATAGCAACACCTTGCTCATTTTTCATTATTTCTTTTAAATCGTGTGTTTTATCATCATCTTTTACCCAACTAATACAAACAGAATTATGTTTGATAAATTTTTTTTCTATTCTATTTTCTTCTCTATGTAATATATCTACTAATCCTTTTAAATTTGTACCGTGCATTACAAATTCTTTTTGATTTGTTCTTATGTTTTTTGTAAGTAAATCATATTTTTTTACGTCATCTCTTTGTTCTGTTGAAATGCCTGAATAAACAATAGATTCAAATATATCAGCAGGTAGTTTATTCCAATCTCTAAACCAAGTTTCATTGTTATTGCAATAACCACTATGGTATATCTCGTGCATAATACCATGGTCAACGGCCGTCAATACATCAGGTGTAAATGTTCTATAAAGAGCATTACAACCATATATTTTACCGTGAGGTCTTAGTTTTTCTAGGTTGAAATCTTTTCTACTTGTACCATTGCCTATACAAAAAACGTTAGACATTATATGTATATGTAATAGATTATAATTAAAGCTAATCCAATTGCAATATTGACCAATACTCTAATACTAAATGCCTTAAATTCTTTTTTAAAATGGTTTTCATTATTTTTAAAACCATCTACAGCTTTCATATAGGGATTAAAACGATTATCTGGTAATTTAGTTCTATCTACGTCTTTTAAAATTTGTGTTAATCTTATATCATTCATATATTTATTTTATTACAAAAATTTCTTTCAATATTAATTTTATTGCCGTTTCATTATAGTTAACAAACGGTGCATATTTGGCTATTCTTTTTGAGTGGATTGGCCAAACCACTTGTTCAACAATCTGTTTATTCCAAGACTTACTATAAGATAACACTTTATTGAAAACGATTGCAGTTTCATAAGATATTTTTTTTGACAAAACCAATTGAAAAAATCTAGGATGTTGTCCACCAAAACAGTTAAAACCATCATCAAAAGAAAGATGCCTAGCATTAAAATCATTAAAAATGTGGACACAATCACTTCTAAAATGATATTCAAAAGACTCATTACGTTTCTTCCATTCTGTAAAAATATCTTGGCCATCATTTCTTATTAAACTCCCTACCCACTTGTTACTATCAGATAAAAAATTACTAACAAAAAAACCCAATATATCATCCTGATTATATCTGGTACTGAGCTTGTGAAAAAAATATCTATCATTTCTTTTAGTAAAGGTATCTAGTTTACAATTAACTTTTCCTTCATATTTATGGTAGTCATAACTATCTGTTGTGAAGTGTAGTTTGACTGCCAAGTAAGTTTTAAATACTTCAAATCCACCATACATATTATACCGGTAACTGGCCTGTCTTTGGTATATAATTTAAATTCTGTGCTTCTATTGTAATCTTATCTTTTAATGTTTTTGTAATCATAGGTGCTACTGTACCAGGATCTAATTCGTTTTCTTCACAATAACGTAATATAGCATCCATATAAGATATGCCTTTTCTCTCTTGCACTATCTTTTCTATCTCTAATGAAAATTCTTTTGAGTTCATAATATAATTATATCACAATTTAAATGTGTTGTCAATGGCCACCGAAGTGGCCACTGTCGGTATTATAAAAAGCTACTTAATAATGTAAGTACAGTTAAAACAAAAATTATAATTAATGATATGCCTACAAATATTTCATATATAGGTTGATATTCTTTATAACTTCTTTTTACTTTATTTAACCATTTGCTTTCGCATATGTTATACGGTATCATTTACTTTCCTTTCAAATTTGGAAAGAAAGCCTTTACTGTATTTTGATATGCTTCAGCATAAGGTTTTGCTAACTCTTGTGCTTTTTCTACGTTATCTTGTACGCTCTTTGTGTAGTCATTATTTGTTACAAACTCATTAAATTGTTTTGCAATATTAATTATATCTGTAGCTGCTAATGTAGGAGCTTTAAACTCTTGTACTACTTGGTCGCCGTCTTTTTTGATTTTGTATTCGTACTCTTGTACTTGTACTTGATAATTAAACTCAACTAATGATTTAGCTAAGCCTAATAGGTCT